AACCAGTTCAGGTTGCGCAGTCCAGTTAGACACAATCACAGGAGTTCCACACGCTTGCGCTTCCACCACAGGCACACCAAAACCTTCACCCATACTGCACGCCAACAAAACATCTGACGCAGTGTAAAGAGAAGCAAGAACATCCTGTGCAATGTTCATCTTGTATGCGTACTGATCCACAAACCGAACCTGATCAGGTTGCAACCCCACAGCCTTACACAACGCAACCAGATTGATTCCACCTTGTGTGCCACGATCCTCTGTGTGCAGATACAACACAGCATCAGGTTTATCTGCAGCGAAGATAGAGAACGCAAGAATGTTTTCACCAAACGCTTTCCGACAAGGTGCAGCACCTTTGTTTGCACTGTTCATCATCACAACAAACTTGTCATCTTCCACTTGCATCAGTTCGCGACCTGTGCCGAACACAGATTTGGTGGTTGGTTTGAAAGTGTCACTGATGCCATGCGGAATATAGACAGCATCCAACCCTGCAGCGTGCATCTGTTCCAATCCGAACTTTGACATTGCGATTGGTGTCACATTCGGTTGTGCAAGAAAGTTCAAAACGCGCGGTGGAACAGGAACATGATCAACAGGTGTCCACGCGCAAATGCGTGGAATATCTTTCACAAAATTGATGTTGAATACCCATGCATCAAACAATGTGAAAAGCACAGGATTCAGTTTGCTTCCTGTTGTCCATTCCGCATAATGCGCTGCAAGCACATCATCCGAATATGGTGCAGAACCTGTCGGAAACAATTTGATTCCGTTCCACATTGAAGGCGCACCAGCGATCCCATAGTTGCAAGCAACTGCTACTTCGTGTCCTTCTTCTTTGAAGCGCGTGATCGTGTCTGCGGTTTGGACTCCATAACCTGTTGCGGTGAAAGGTGCGTTGGAGTACCAGAGGATTCTAAGTTGCTCTTTCGTTTTGATGGTCGCGTTTCTGGTAAGTGCGCCAACCCTGCTTGAAGCAGAAAATGTGCTTCCGCTTCTGGCAAATCCATCGGTGTGTTTTTTACTATCACCAGCATTCACAATTCCTCCTAGACATAGAAAATGGGTGACAGCCCTGCGCGCGCTGCCACCCAAATCCTAGTTCTTCAGTTGTACTGTCCCTGATTAGATCAGGAAGCACCACCAAGAAACACATTCACTGCACCCTGTTGAGCCAAGCCACCATCGGCACGCACGCGCGCGCGGAAGGTGATCAGGTCATTGGCGAATGCATAGTCATCTGAACGATCAAATGAAATGCCACCAGCAAGGCGGATGTGATACTGACGGTAGTTGCCGAACAGAACCGACTTTGCAGCAGTTCCGACAGCAGCCATGTCTGGGTTCTCATAAATTGGGTAACCAAGCAACTGATCAGGCTGACCTGCTTGCAGCGAAGGCTGGAACAGGTACTGACCATAGGTGTCCTTCAACTTGCGTGTTGCAGCAATCGTTGTGCCTTTCATCTGCCAGCCAGTGTTAGGCATGCGGCGATAGGCACTGTTCACGCTGTAAGCAAGATCAATGAGGTTGTCTGCGGTGAATGCACCAGTGACAGCAGTTGAACCAGTGACACCAGTTCCTGCTGCAGTGATGATTCCTGTTGGTGCGTTGCTTCCAGAACCAAGCGTGGTTGCCGAACCAAGCGCAACACCAATGGCGATACCAGCCTGTTCTGCAAGGAAACCAAGCAGATCAACACCAGAATCTTCAACCATTTCGCGTGAAACTTGGACAAGGAATCCATGCTTGTATGCGCCAAGCGTCAAGAACGATTGGAAGGTTGGATCGCTTTCAGCGAATGCTGAACCTTGTGCAACCTGTGCAGCAGTGCTGTATGCATTGGTGCGTGGGATTTGCAGGTTCTCGCCACCAGCGGTGCGGATGATGTTTGCAACTTCAAGCATTGGAGAAGCAACAACCATGTGCTTCATGATCTCTGCATAGAACGAAGTTGGAACTGGTGCGCCAGTGCTGGCGGTGGTCACATCGCGGCGCTCAAAATTGGCGGTGCGAATCTCGCCACGCGCAAGCGAACGGATCAGTTCTGCATCGTGATTCACGGTTGCAGTGTTGCGAACCTGTGTCTCAATTCCGTGTGCTGCTGCAGCAAACTTGTTTTCGCGCTCTTCATCAGCCTTCAACTTTGCGATGACTGCTGCACGCTCTTCAAGTTCCTTCGTGATGCGATCATACTTTTCTGACTCTTCACCAGAAAGATCGCGACCTTCAGCCTCTGCGCCGTCAAGAAGTGCTTTTGCCTCTTCCCATGCGCGCTGACGGATTTCAACTTGCTTGTCAATGTACGACATTTTTTGATTTCCTTATCAATAGAAAAATGGATATGTGTTTTGATAGGCGTGGGACACGCACAAGATCAGCGTGCTGTGGGACACAGACACATCATCTATTGAACATCAAAAAAAAGTTTTGTGCAACTAGTTGATCTTATTCAGTAGCAGATCAAGTTGCTTGCGCTTGATGTCAAGTGCAACAGGTGCAGAAGGATCGTTGCGAAGTTTTGCAACAGTTTCAGTGAGCAACGCTGCTTGATCATCACTCAGATTCATTCCTGCTTCAAGCACAGTGAGCGCATCAGCAAGTTGATCCACATCAGAACCTGTGCGCTGTGCAAGCGCATCAATGGAACGCACCTGTGCAGTTGTTGCAGTGTAAGCAGGGAAACCAGTCACAACAGAAACTTCATGCAGTTTGATTTGGCGCAGTTCGCGTGTCATCCCATCATCCGACCAGCGATCCCCACCAGAAGGAACAGTGAAACCGAAAGACATGGAATCAACATCGCCACGCTTCATGGACACAGCAAGATCACGCGCATATGTGGTGTCTGGCAGTTGTGCTTCTGCCAACAACCCTGTTGCATCTTCAGTCAGTTTCAAAGTTTTGCTTCGTGTGGAAGCAAGAACAAGTGTGCTGTCATGGTTCAGGAACATTTTGATTGTGGCACGCGAACGCAACGATTTGCCGAACGCACCAGCCCGAATTGTTTCCGTGAATGGCAAAGGTTCAGAAGGAGAATTGAACACTGCAGCGTATCCACGAAAAGACATCCCATCGCCCTCTTCGCGTATCTCAAAATCCTGCACATTGATTTTGCGTATTTCCATTTTCACTCACCATCCAAATCATCTGGTTCATCTGATTCTAAATCATCATCCATGTTGCTTGTCATGCCACCATATGCTTCACCTGATTGCATGCGTGCATCAGTGATCAACACATTCGGAATGATCCAAAACTTGCACACTGCATTCGGTTTGATTCCACCTTCAACAATTTCGCAAGCCTGACCACCTTGATAGAAAGCACAGTTCGCACAGATCAAACCTTCATCCTGAAACGGTGACTCTTCCACATAGTGTGCGCCATCACCATAGGCATCCTTCACCCATTTGCCTGTGCGCTCAGCAATCTCTTCTAGTGCGTCATACAACAACCACTGCTTGTGTGTCCACGCATGAATGTTGTATTCAAGGCTTCGTTCCTCAGCATCCAACTGATCAATGATCCGTTTCGCATAAGCCTGAGTCCGTAACGCTTCTGAGCGTGTCGCACCCGATCCCCACAACAAATGTGCAACCACACCTGCAGTGATTTCGCCATCTTCAACTGCTTCCAAATCCACAAGATGACGCGCAACCCACGCATATATTTTGCGCCACTTCTGTTCACTGATTTCACCAGCAGCCATTCTGCGCGCATCCGTGATCGTTTGCGGAACTAGACCATCGCCACCTTTGCCTTCGGCATACAAGCGCAATCCTCTGCGTGCATTGTCGCGCATGAACTCTGGTGCAGACAAATCAACAGCACGCAGTTCACGCACTGAACGCATCTGTGAAAAGCGTGGATGATCTTCGTTCAGCAAATCGTTGTCAGTGACATAGTTCGCATTTTCTGGTGCGCCAGTTCTCGCCAGATACAAGAATGCATTGACGCGCGCCAAAGCCCACTGTGCTCTAGTCATGTTTGGTCTGTGAGAAGTTGAGAACGCACCAGCACCACGCCGATATACAGCCTTCACTGCACCCATCGTTGTGCGTGTCCATTCAGGTTTGTTTTCTTCACGCATCGTTTTGTTGTGTTCATCAACTTTGTTTTGCAACGCTGTTTCTGTTTCGGCACTGATTTCAATTCCACCAGATTTGCCTGAAGCAGAACCTGCAGGATTGGTGTCACTGCCTGTGATCTGATCCTTTTTCGGTGCAGGAGTAGAAGCACCAGTTTGCCGATATGCGTTCTTAGATTTCCATGCGTTGCAATAGAACCCTCCTTGCACATATTCATCCCATTGTTCACAGAAAGCGCGACCATCTTCAGCAAGGTTTTCTTCATTGAAGAACGCACAGTTTCCGCACGCTCTTCCTTCTGGCACATCTGCTGCTGTTGCTGGTCTGTAGTTCTGTGGCAGTTCTCGCAGTTCGCCATCAAATGTTGAACCCTCAGAAAGTGCAACAGCAACAGCCTGATCAATCGCATCTTGTTTTGTCATGTGGCAACCAAGCAATTCACCATCGGCTTTCACTGTTGCCCATCCTGAACAATCAGGATGATCTTTCTGAATGAAATATGGCATCACTGATCCTGTCGCATGAATGAAATGTTGTGACCTGATTTGGTTGATACAGCAAACAGTTCTTCCAAAGGATGCAAAACTATTTCCAAGCGTTCACCTTTGCCAAGAGCCAAACCAGTGCTAGTGGTGACTGTGTGACCACCAATATACACAGCGTCAGTGTTGTCATCATTGTGAATCATAAAAAATGAAGCCATCTGCGATCTGCCATCAATCAAAGTTGCTGCAGTGCCTACTGCCACCCTTCCATTAGTGATCATGGATATACGCTTGCAGGATCATCAGGATTCACATTCTGCAAAGGTTGCAACTGTGTTGAAGGAACACCAGTGTGCGCAATCTCTGGCAAACCAAGAGCCTTCAAAGCATCTTCTGGTGAGAAACCAGAGAACACCAAAGTGCGCAACATGTTCACACGCTTTTCTGTTTCGGTCAGGTTCGCTGCGTTCAAATCAATGTTCGCCAATGGCACGCGATACACATCGCCACCTTCAACAGATCGCATATCTTCCAGCCTGTGAATGTCATTGATGTTCAAGAACCCTGCCTGAATACCTGTGGAGTATGCAGCGAATCGTGACATGGTGTCACCACGCAACAAGCCTTCAACACTGAACTTCAGAAACACTTCCGAAGGCAGAAGGCGCGAATATGCGGTTTCTAGTTTTTGGATGAATGGTCGCAAAGTGTGAACAACGAAATGGATTCCGTTCTGTTCCACGCTGGCATATGACATTGCACCAGAAGATGTCACACCAAGAAGCGAAGGTGGACAACGGAACAGGCGTGCAACTTCTTCCACAGCATGCTTGCGTGATTCCAACATCTGTGCTTCATTCGGATCAACACCAGTCTTGGTGAACTTTGCGCCACCAGAAAGAATGCCAGTGCGATGCGCTTTGCGAATACCACGATGCGATCCTTCAAACGAACTGCGCAGATTGTCTGCCTGTTCCTTAGTGAGCGCAGTTGGATACTCAATGATTCCAGATGTGACAGAACCTTGACCAAAGAAACGCGCTGCAAACTCTTCCAACGCTTTTGTCAAACCAAGCGATTGTTTCATCAAATCAATGCGTGAACTTCCATGCAACTCTGAAGGCATGCGCATATCAGGAATGTGCAGCATGTCATCTTGATAGATCACTTCACCACTATCACGCAGCGTGAACACGATGCGCAGTGTGCCATCGGTAAAGCGTTGGCGTGACATTTCAACATTGCGTGGATTCAAAACCACCAAACCAACAATCTCACCATTCAAACGCAACACACGAACAAACGCTTCACCAGCAAGCATGATTGAAATCAGCACTTGCAGAAAATGATCTTCGCGTGTCACACCAGAATCGGGATAGTCAATCCAAGATGGCTTAGGTCTGTACGGAACACGATCACCATCAATGCGCCTGTAGGTGTCCACAGGAAGTGTGCTGATAGCATCACCAATCAAACGCACACACGCAAACACAGTGTTCAGCCTCAGCGAATCTTCCTGCGTGATAACAGTGCCGGCATCAGTTGTGTTGATGAAATAGTCTCCTGCACCCCACAAAGTTTGGTATGAGATAGCACGCTTTTCTGTATTCAACAGGTTTTCCAGCATCACTCACCAATCTTCAAAGACACACCAGCCACAATCATAGTAACACCAGCAACAATGATGCCGAACGGAACACTCAACAATCCGACACCAACAGCCACAAACAACATCCCTGCGATCTGAATCCAATCACCTAACTTCATCATTTCTCCTAACTGAAAAACATTGGTGGCGCAGGTGGCGGTTCTTGCTTTCTTGAAGCACGATCCACAGCCATCACCATCGCTATGCACGCATCAATCTTCCTGCGTGACTTTCCTTTACTCAATCGCCAACCATTATCTGTCATGCGTTGCGCTGCAGATAATACTTGGTCAGTGAACATAGGCGAACCATCGTGAATGATTTTGCCAGCCACAATCAGTTCAAAAGTTGTGCCACACGCAGGAATCATGCGCTGACCATTCTGCGGAAACTCCAACATCGGCAACCCATCATCAAACAACGCTTCTGCTGAACGCTGAAAAAACGCAGGGTCATACGCGAACTCAACAACATTGAAATCCCTGTGCAGTTGGCGCAAATGTTCTTCAACACCAGCCACATCCATCCCTTCAATATCGGGATGCCAAATGCGTGCCTGAACAGCGATCCGTTCACCTTGCGGTTGTGCCAACACCACAGCAATGCTGTCATGCTTCAACGCCATATCCACACCAACAAAACAAGGTTCATCAGGATCAAACACAACAGAACCAGTGCAAGATTCCCACGCACCTTTAGGCAACCAACATTCACCCGAAGTGCGAACCCACTGATTGAACCTGTATCGGCGCACTGCTGCTTCACCAGATTGTTGAATGCTGGTTTCCATATCCTCTTCATCCATCAACCCGATAGGCAGATTCGGATTCGCTGCATACCACGCAGACCGATCATCCAACGAACAATCCGCAGGTGCTTCCCACCAGTAGAAACCAAACGCAGGATCATCAACATCACCAGCAGCAACACTCTTCCCGTAGTTGTACAGGCGACCACACAGCGACTCCAAATCAAAACCTGCAGTGGTGATACCAATGATCATCGGTGACACACGCGCACCCGAACCCATCGTGAGCGCATCCCACAAATCATCATTCGGTTGCACATGCAATTCATCAAAGATCACAGTTGATGGATTCAAACCCTGTTGCAGTTTCGCATCAGAAGAAAGCACACGAAAGATTGCGCCAGTCGCAGGAACTTCAATCACATCCCGATACACCTTGCAGATACCAGACAACTCAGGACTGTTCGTGATCTGCCACTTCGCTTCATTGAACACCACACGCGCCTGTTGCCTGTCACCTGCTGCTGCATAAACTTCCGCACCTGCTTCGCCTTCAATCAACCCATAGATACCAGCAAGAGAACCCAAAAGACTTTTTCCGTTCTTGCGTGGCAAACCCACAACCACACGCCGAAACCGAAACTTGCCATCAGCGCGTTTCTCATAAATGCCATCAAGAAGCCAGCGTTGCCAATCAGTGCAAACCAGCGCACCACCAGCCTGAACACCTTTGGACACATGCAAAAAAGTTGCACCAAAATCTGCGACAAACTCACCATCACTCTGATCCGATTTGCGTGGCGTGAAATATCGTGGCAACCAATCAGCCACCAGCATCCTGCTTCCTCTGGCGGAACTGATCCAACGCATCAGCAATCCGAACTTCAGCCAAACCCAAACGCGCCCGATCAGAAGGAGAGAAGCCAAGCATGGACAACCACGAAGTGATCTGCGCATCATATTGATCAATCTGTTTCACAGCAGGATGCGACACAATCTGACCATTCGCAGTCTCATAAAACCTGCGTGAAAAATCCTCTGCCAACCAATCAGCCAACTGTGTGCGCTCAGCAATCTTGGAACACAACAACGCCATCAACACAAAATCCGAATCATTAGAAAGATGCTTGCGACCAGCGCGCCACAACTGCGACCACACCAAAGAAGCAACAGAATCAAAACCCGAAGGTTCAGCAGGAACATTGTCAAGGCTCACAACTTCCAAAGCCGAAGAAGGAACAGGTGCAGCAGGTAACACCTTCCGACTTGGATTCCCATTCCGCCGATGAACCTCAGTTGGTTTCGGTGGTCTGCCTCTAGGCGCACCCGTTCTAGGAGTCACCATTTCGCCTCCAATCCTTTCCTGCACCCAAAGTACCAACCGAATGTTCTGTGCGATCCTGAGCCACTACAGACACCAATCAGAGCAACACAGAAACAAGGCATAGCCCTACCCTATATTCCCGACTGTATGTGTCTGGC